TGTGCCGCCAATTGCTGAAACCTTGCGCGGCTAACCTCCAGTGATTCAGCGACGGGGCTTGGTTCTTTTGGTGTTGTTATCGTAAGCCGTGGTGTTATCGATGGGTTTTGCCTTGGCTGCGATTTCTGGCCGCACATAAACCCGGTGAATAACAATGCAATAAGTAAAAATATCTGTTTCATTTTTTTTTGACTTTTTTAATGATTTGCTCCATTTCCTTATTCAAAGCCTCCGTTTTTCGGAGTTCGGCGCGAAGGATGCTATCAATTACCGCGTTGCATTTGCGCTCCTGTGCCAGTTCGCGCTCCGAACACTTCCTGACATTGTCCAGGTTTTCAGCGTCTTTGGCCTCGATCTTGTTCCGAAGCGAATCGTTGTTTAGCCACAAATGCCCCACAACGCCTAGCAGAATTGCGCAAACGGTAGCAAGCGGGTACTTTCGCAGACCTTCCAAAATTGCCCGGTACATTTCCAGCATTGTCCATCCTTGAAGCGTGTAAAAAAAATGGGGGATTAAATCAAAAAAATACTACCCGTTCTTCACATCCCATCCAAGTTGCTCTGCGATTGCCTCCAAAGCGGCCCCCTCAAATTTGACGTATAAATCAAAATGGTCTTCTGTGGTGTATGGGCGACCAAAAGCAACGCCGCTTTTACCTTCCCTTGGGACGGCGCGAATAATCAACCCATTGTGTATTTCGCCCCGGTAATCATCATTTTCAAGCGGCGGGCTGTTTTTCAACCAATACCCGATGGCCTTTGGCAGCAAATCCAGCACGCTGTCAATCTCCTTTGGTGTTACGAATGATTCAGGATTTTGCGCGGCAAGCGCGTAGATGACTTTGCGAAGTTCTGAGCCGTCTGCTTCGCCTTTGATTGGCACATTAATTTCTTCCATGATGTTTGTTTGTTTAAATGAGTGACTTTAAATAAGGGGCAACAATCCAGGACGCCGACAATAAAATGAGCAAAACAACCACTGTACCTATAAAGGCTTGCCAGTACCAGTCCAAGTCCTCAAACCATTCCAAAAGCCTTTCACGCTCTTGCTTTACGCCCAAAGCCATTGCGCCAAGGGCAAGAAACAGTACTGCGGCTATGTTCCTGGGTTTGCTCATTTTTTGCGTTCAATTACGCCTTCCACGTTGTACGTCGTACCCGTAAAAGTGCCAGTCGTTTTGATTGTGATGGCTGTGCTTGCCTTGCACCTAATTTGTAGCGAGGAGCTTGGGTATGGTACTGTGCCAAGTCCGCCAAGCGTTGCGGCTAACCATGCGTTTGTTCCTATTCTTAATAGGGGTATTTCGTGATCCCTGGACGTGTTTCCTTCGTCCGTATAGGCAACCTTTAAGGCAATTGCCTCTGAGCCGCCAGACGTTGTTATCAGTATGTTCCCGCTAACGGTATATGTAGCATCTGAGCCGCCAACCGTCAAAGTAGCGACGCTTGAATTTGCCGCCGTTTGGCCCGTTGCTCTGCCATGTACGATGTCTTGCCCGCCGTTGGCAAAAGGTAGCGTACCTGTTACGCCCGTTGTCAGGGGCAAGCCTGTGGCGTTTGTCAGAACCGCCGCAGATGGCGTTCCAAGCGCAGGGGTTGAGAGGGTAGGCGAAGTGCCAAAAACCAAGGCCCCGCTACCCGTTTCGTCTGTTACGGCGGTGGCAAGGTTCGCACTCGACGGCGTTGCCAAAAGCGTAGCCACACCAGTACCAAGGCCGGAAACGCCCGTGCTAATTGGCAGGCCCGTAGCGTTGGTGAGCGTTGCGCTGGTTGGTGTTCCAAGAATTGGCGTTACAAGCGTGGGGCTTGTCGCCCTTACGGGTGCTCCTGACCCTGTGGCCGTTGTCCATACAGGCAAAGCCGATGCTCCGCCGCCCACCAACAATTCGGTTGTGGCCCCTGCTGCGAGCGTTTGCTGTGCGCCTGTGGCCGTTGTTCCCGCTGCAAGTAGTCCGTAGGCCGTTGTCGAGGTTGTGCGCCCTGTGCCGCCATAAAGTACACCTATCGTTGTGGCGTTCCATGTTCCCGTCGTGACTGTGCCAAGCGTGGTTATATTCGTGCTGCCTGTTCCGATGATGTAGGATTTGAGCGTTGAACCCGTAATCACATAGGACTTTACCGGGTCAAACGCCTGAATCCTCGACGTATCAGCGAAGGTTTGCCCGCTTGCAGCACTTGCAAGCAGAAGCAAAACCGCCGTTATTTTGAATGATTTTATCATAAATTATCTTCCAAAAAGCCATTTTGTTGTCGCAGATACGCACTTGCACCAGGCGGTCGCGCCTTGCGAATAAATGGCCTTTGTTGAAGCGTTATCAAAAAACTGCTCAGTTGAGTTAGGGTCAAGGATAAATGCGAAAGCGTCCGTGCCTAATTTCTCAAATTTGTATTCCCATCCGTCGGTCGTGCCATTGCAGGCGGGGAGGGAAATGGTAATGTCAGCCGACAATGTGCCAATGCCCACCGTGTTGTGGGTGTGATCCATTGTGGTGTTGGCTGTGACCGCCGTGTAACTTCCATCCTCCACACCAACGGCATTAATGGCCGCTACTGCCGCGCCTGCAGTTCCGATAAAACCCGCGCTTGCGGTGGCAAGGCCGGAAATCGTTACTGCACCCGAAAATGTCTTTGCTCCTGCAAAAGTTTGTGTGCCTGTTGATACCGTACCGCGAAATGAAGCGTCAGCGTCGGGTATATTCAGATTCATTGTGGAAGATGAACGGCTGTAAGCGATTGCCGCGCTGGTGTTGGTTATGGCGGGGGTGTAATAAATATTCGCCGTACCGTTTGAGCCAAGCAAGGTCACATCGCTGCCCACCGCCGTTAGGTTTGTGCCGCCGTTCGCTACTGGCAAAGTGCCTGTTACCCCTGTTGTCAATGGAAGCCCCGTCAGGTTTGTTGCAACGCCGCTCGATGGCGTTCCAAGTGCAGGGGTTACAAGCGTGGGCGATGTGGCGAATACAAGTGATCCTGTGCCTGTTTCGTTGGTTACCGCAGAAATTAGATTCGCGCTTGACGGCGTTGCTAAAAAAGTGGCTATGCCCGCCGCAAGCCCTGAAACCCCTGTTGAAATTGGCAAGCCCGTTCCGTTTGTAAGCGTCACAGCCGATGGTGTACCAAGGTTTGGGGTTGTGAGTGTTGGTGAAGTGCCGAAAACCAACGCGCCCGTGCCTGTTTCATTGGTTACGGCTGTAATTAAGTTTGCACTAGACGGCGTTCCAAGCCACGTCGCTATGCCTGTTGCAAGGCCACTTACACCCGTCGAAATAGGCAACCCTGTGGCGTTTGTAAGCGTTGCGCTAGTTGGTGTTCCAAGAATTGGCGTTACAAGCGTGGGCGAAGTAGCCAGCACAACCGCGCCGCTACCCGTCGTTGTGGCCGCGCTGATGGCTGTGCCGTTACCGGAAAGGATGCCCGTTATAGAAGTTGTGAGGGTAATCGCAGGCGTGGAAGTGGAGTTTGCCACTGTGCCAGCAAAGCCGTTTGCCGTCACAACCGAAACGTCCGAAACCGTACCGCCGCCCGAAAAATAGGCCGCAATATAGTCTTTAAGGTGATCGGCGTTTCGAGTGTAGAGCGTGTCGCCATTTTCAAACTTGATTTTCGTAGCACCCCAAACGGCAGGCTGTGCAATGGCCGCACCAACCGAAAATAGGAAAATCGCAAAAGGGAGAAAAGTCTTTCTCATTGTCGTGTTTGTTTTATGTTTTGCCCCTTCAGGGCTTTAAAAATTGTCAAAAAACCAAGTTCCTGTACCAGCAGAAAAACGGCAGGTGCAGTCTATGCTTAGTTTTGTGTAGGATATTTTCAATGCCGTTCCGTCGGCGAACAACTGCGTACTTGACGGGTCAATCGTTACTGAGAAATTATCTGTGCCGTTCCGAACGAACTTAAATCGCTTGCCGTCGGTCGTAGCATCGCAAGCAGGTAGCCCAAAAACCACGTTTGCGCCTACAGTCCCAATAAGAATTTCATTTACATCGGTGGTAATTGTGCTGCCCGATGTGACGTAGATATAGGGATTGCCCCAAGACGGTTCCCATGTCGCGCCCGACCACTCTAATACCTGCGAGGTTGCAGCCGATTGTTGCGCAATTTTCAAAGGGTCGCCACCGGAGCCATCCCCGTCCAGCGTCGCGTCCGTTGTGACTGCGCCACCCCCACCCCCACCGCCGCCGCAATTCAGGCAGTCCCACGCGCTGCCATCCCACAAATAGGTGGATGGCGTTGTGCAGGTGTTTGATACAAGCCAACTTTGGAATTTAGTGGGAGCACCCGATGGGGCCGCGCACCCCGAAATTTCCCGCATTGTGTGACCCATCTTAATCCATGCCGTTCCGCTCAATCTATTCGGATTTACCCACCAAAGCCCCGTAAGCGTATCAATTGCCACGACGCTACCCCTTGCGCCTGGCACGAACGTAGGCGGGCCAATTGTTTGGGCAATGCCAGCGTTTGCGTAGATATTGTTTACCTGCGCACTTGTGGCAAGAGCGAAAAGCAGAAATGATATAGTGAGCAGGTGTTTCATTATTAATTCTTTTTTTGAGCGGCAAGAATTGCACGTTTTGCAGACTCTTCAATTCTGTCGGCAGCCTCATTCGTTTTTACTGATTCAATTTGCTTATCCCTTGCGCTTTTTCTGACGGCTTCAATAGTTGCTGCGACTTCACCCCATCCGCGTTTCAGGTAATAATCAATAATTACCCGCCCGCGTGGATTGTCTTTTGTAGGGGCTGATGTAGTTTTCTCAACGATAAAAATTGAATCGTTGGTAATGGCCTCAATTGTTATTTCGGTTGTTGTTGTTTGGGCTTGTAGCCCCGCAATTAGCAACGCGAAGACTGCGAGTGTTGTGATCTTTTTCATGTTGTAAAAAGTGATTAGTTTGTGAATGTTATTCCTGAATTAGCGGTAATGGCCTCCAGGTAGTCAATAACTGCCTGTTCTACCGCGTCAATCAAATACTCCGTGTCGCTCGACCCTGTTCCTGTATAAGCATCTAATGCGGTCTTTGTGAGCGTCACCCTAAATTCAATGATCTCCCGCCCTGCTGCCGGGGCCACTACGGGCGCAACCGTACAGGTTACTACCCATGTCTCCGAAAATGGATTGTACTGAGGGGCGACATAGATGTAGGGGTTTGTATAGGATGTAATATCCCCCTGTCGCAAATACACCTGCCCGCCACTTGACGAGATTTGAGCCGTTGCTATCGTGGCAAAAAAGGCCAAAAACAGGAGTGTGATTATCTTTTTCATATTAATATCCAAATACGTTAAATGCCACCGCGTAAGCAGTAGAGGCGGCAAGTGTGCCTACCGCCTTAAAAATGAATGTGGTAGCGTCACTGGTTAAAATCTTGAATTTTAGGAAGTCGGTTGCCGTGTTATCTCCAGCCACCGCGCTTGCGCCGTTGCACCCCGCCGAAAACGTCACCATTGAAGCCGTCAAAAAAGCCGTCGGGTAGGTTATGGTGAAAATATCGCCGTTTGCCGTTGGTGTTGTTCCTGTTGAGAATCGCACCATAACAGAATTGCCAGTTCCGACAATCTGCGTAAGTGTTGGCGACGTTCCCGCGCCCGTTCCAAAGTTTATATTTCCGCTCGAATACTGGTTGCCTTCCCCTAAAAACAGGTCTGAGCGGGTACGACCCTCTACTGTGAGAGGGTGAACCGGGAAATTATTATTTATACCAACCGCACCAATACTTGACCCGTCCTCGTAGACCGTTATACCATTTGATGTTGCGCCGGGCGTTGTCGCGTTTGGTGTTATGCAAAAGCGGTCGTTTGTGTTGTCAATGCCAATGGCGTGGGTCATTGCGCCCGACACGGTGAACTGAATTAGTGCATCGCCCGCCGATGTTCCGCCGCTTAATATCTGAAAAATGGTATGATTAGACGCGCTTGTGTTGTTGCTGTTCAACATCCCGGCGTACATATTGCCGTTGATATTGCCAGACATTCGCAAAAACTCCGTTGTTCCTGTGATTGAACCAGAGTTTAGGTTTAGAAAGGCATTATTCGCGCCACTACCCGCCGCCGACCCGGTGAAAGTCACCCGGTCTGGCCCGGTTGTGAATGTAAATGCCGCGTTTGTGCTTATCGTGGTCGCTGTTGGGAAAATAGCGAATCTGTTTGCCGTACCAGTAATTCCCAAAAAAGTCTGCACCTGCGCCTGGGTAAGCTCTTCGACAATTCCGTTCGCGCCCGAAACACGCCCTAAAAGCCGTTCGTCATTCACTACGTTTTGAATCTTCGCGTAGGTAACGGCATCATCGGTTATGCCGCCTGTGGCAATCTGCCCAAAAGCCAACGCATTGCCTGTCGTGTTTACCCTTAAAACTTGGTCTGTCGTGCCTTGAATGTCGGCTACGTTCGCCGTGGCGTTACCCGTTACGCCTATGACCGAACGCGCTACGCCTTGACGTAGCAGCGCGTTTGAAATGGCGTTGTTTGGAATTGCAAAGGTTACTTCCGTTTCACTATTCGCGCCGTCATTGGTCAGAAGTGCGGACACGGTGGAACTTGAAATGAAGTTCAGCGCGGGCTGCTGGGTTTCTGCACTTCCATTGTCGCGCATGGTTTGGTAGAATGTACCTGCCGTGGATGTTAGTGAGCCGCCAGATAATGACAAGCCAGACCCAACGGTTATTGTACCTAAATCTCCATCTGCGTCGTGTCCCACAATGCCCGTAGGCGTGTCGGTTGTGAGGTCGGTAATACGGGCCTCTCCCGTAACGTGCAGCGTCCTTTGTGGGCTTGTGCCACCCAACTGCACCTTGCCCGTCGCGTCCATGTAAAATGAATTTGACGGCGGGCTTGGCTTGATTATGAACGGGTCTGTGAGTGTGCCGCTCGGCCATTCATTATCATCCGACGTGCCAATCGCAAAGTCTCCATCACCCTGGCGATAAACCGCCCATGTGTCTGCTACGTCGGCGGAATTATTCAGGATAAGCCCGGCGTTTGCCACCGCGCCCGATGTTCCGACGCGAATATATGTGCCACTTGCGCCCGATACGTCGAGGCGGTTTGCGGGCAACATCCCGATACCGATGCGGTCGTTAGTGCCGTCAATTGTTAGGAGGGTACTATCTGAGTTATCCCCAAAAAAGCCCATAAAGGCGTTCACGTTCACCTTGCGGTCTGTACCAAAAGGCCCGTCGCTGCTATTCATGTAACGGTTTCCAAGCCTAAATATGCCGCCGCCTGCCTCGTTGTCGGATAGGCCGTTGTTGGCAACCCCACCACCAAAACCAGATGTGTCAATGCCAATCGTGTCGTTTGTGACAAATAGCGGCGAAAGAACGGTCGCAACCGTTACGCACTTATCATTTGAAAACAGTATGCCTTGCAGGTTGCTGGTAGCCTGCAATTCAAGCAATACGCCAAGCGTGTCGCATTGGGAGTACCCGATTTGCGACAAAAAGCAGAACGTAAGTATTTTTATAAATCGTGTCATGCGTAAGCCCTTATGTATGCGGTTTGTCCATTTAACCCAAGTCCCGGCGTAAAATTCACGCTGTTGTCTCCGTAATTAATTGTGAAATCATCTGTAAAATGATAGTCTTGCCTTCTTACAGAAGGGAATACGGCGTTACCGTTTGCCGGAAGGGTAAAGCCTGAGACAATCACCTTGTTACTCGAAACCGTGCCTTTGTATGTGTACCAATTCCCAGGAGTAAATGAGTACGGCTTTTGTTTTACAACCAAATAAGACCCCTCTAAAAACTCATAGTCAGCAACAGCGGAAACCACATCCAAAGAGGTGTCTCCTACATCCGGGGCTGTCGCAATCTCAAAATCCTGGTAAACGCCTGTGATTGGGTGAACAATGGTTACAAAATCACCCGCCAAAAATTCATTCCCTAAACTTGCAACCTCCAGCGCAATTGAAGTGACGGTATCGCCCTCGTCAATCTTTGCAGGTATGGAGTTGTACGAAACAGGCTTCAATACCGTCGGTGCTGGATTACTATGAAACCCTGGAGATGTGTTTGATATGCCATTGCCCGGCGAAGACGGGTCTACCGTTGGGAAAGACCCGCCAGGTAGTAGTTTTATTTTTACAGGCGTATTACTTACTCCATCCACGCCGTAGGTCAGCTCAAACCACGTTCCCTGTATTGAATTTAGGGGAATATCCCAATTGCAAGACGATAGCATCCACTTCCGCCCTTCGCTTGTGTTTAACAAGTGGTGAATCCTGAAATTCCCTGTAAGCGCACCGTTTAGCCTGCGAATAGGAACACCCCTTGCGTTTGCAATGTGCAGGGCCAATATGGAGCCAATCGCCTTGTCTCTGGTGTCAATACCCTGCCCCCAAAATCCGCCATCTATCCACTCAGCCCCGTCCCACACCTTTAGCCTGCCTACGCTGTTTGCAAATCCAGCCGTTCCAATTATTACTTCTTTTTCATACCGCTCAGATGCGCCGTTGTCGTTTGTGGCGCGGTATAAAAATTGATCCTCATTAACAGACGGTGTTCCTTGGTCGTAGATTTCCAAATATTGATCTACGATTTGGAGCGTCTTCAAAAACAGGCTGTCATCTATCAACGTGCCGTTAAACTTGCGCATATCGCAAGTATCGGTCGGCATATCAAACAGGTTTGAACTACCGCTTGCAGGAAGAACAGGCGTAATCAATTCAATTGTAACACTACCGCTCACGCCATCGGTTCCGGCTGGAATCTGCCCAACCTGAATAGGTATATAAACACCCGCGCCAAATGTAGTTGTCCATGTTAGTGGCCCAATTACGGCGGTATAGTTCTGAATAGTGTAGGGTCTGGTAAGATAGTAAGACCCGATTTTAAGCGTAACCAAGGGGGCTATGTAGTACACCGCTCCAACCGGAGCGCCGAGGCCCGCGTCTTCAATAGTGTAATTGAGCGTAAAGCGAAGGCGCATAGTTGCTGTTCCTCCGTTTGTACTGATCTCCTGATTGAAATTAGGGTTTGCGCTTGTCCCTGCTATGTAGTTACGCCGCATCTTTACGGCGTAGGTTATGTCCGCATTTTTCAATGCAGGCATAAAGTCGTAGTTAACAGTGGCAAGTTTCGCGCCCGTCGTTGTCTGGTTTATTACGTTTGCCCCCGATTCGGTTGCATTTGTAAGATAGCCTCCTGACTTTGAGTAGTGACGGCTGTAATACGGGCTTGATTCGCGGTAGGGGATTTGCTCAATCCACCATACCCCCTCGTTTTGAAAAATCCTGGCATTGAAAACGTCAAGTATTTTTTCAAGGACGGTATAGCAACTTAGCACATCCTTATCTACGTTGCCGGACGTTTTGTAATCCCAAAAGGCGCTGTGATCGAGCGCGGCTTGATACAAAGGATCGTCGGTTGCGCCGCTATCCATGTCTTCCTCCCAGCAATCTACCGCCGTTTTGATAAACACATCGGACGCGTCCCAAAATATATCGGTGTGAATTATCTCGCTAAGTGCAATTGTGAGATGCTTTGTTATCCGCTCAATACCCTCATAAACCGCCGTGCCGTCGTGGTATGGTATTTTCTTTAGTGTTGCAAGCCCACATACGGCAGATATGTTAAAAGTGTATAATGGAGCGGTATCTGTTTCCCCGGCAAAGTCGGGTGTCATTATACCGCGCCACACCACCCTTGAGGATGTTATGTTGTAAATTTCAACAAAAAACCTGTCTTCTTGCCCGTTTGAATAATCATCTATAAATGTTGGCAGAACCGTGTCCTCAAAATGAACATACATACCAATTTCGGCACGGCTTCCAACTATTGCAGAGTTAATATCATCCGGGTCTGAAGCACCATAAATCAAGCGGCAATTATCCATTCTAAACTCCGTTGGGTCGCCAACGAAATCGTTGTCATAAATATCCACCCTGAATTGGCGTTCATTTATGTCGTAGAATGTGCTTGTTAACCTAACTGCCATTATCTCAGCCTGTCGTTTTTACGCTTAGCGCGTTCAATCATTAATAAAAGGTCAGAGCCAAAAAGAGCAAATTCGCCTGTCAGCGATATTTCCCGATTCTCCCCACCCCGACCATTTAGCATTGACCTGGTTCGTGGATTTGAAAATACTTGTGACCCAGTTGGGAGGTTTACAAGTTCCGGCCCCTGCTCGCCAACCAATGCCATACCGCCCGGCGCGTAGTTCGTTCCTTTCGCAAACCCTTTTACTCCGATTGCGCCGATTGCTTTTGTGAAAAGAGCGGATGCCGCCGCGCCTGCTATGCCGCCTAGAATTAAATTATAGGGGAATATCCCCGTGCCTAAAGCCCTTGAAACTGCCGCCGCTACCCCTTGCTGGATGTAAGACTTTATAATCTTTGCCGCCGCCGCAGTAGCGGCATTTGCGAAATCAGTAAGTGATGTTTTCCCGGCTGCCGCCGTCTGCATAATTGCTTCACCCATGCCAACAAATATGTTTTGCATGAGTGTCCCATTCTGCGAAACCAAATCGCTTGCAGCCTGAAAACTTGCCGCAAAAGTTTCGTTGCCAACCGTTAAGTCGTACTGGATTTGCTTGATTGCGTCCGCATAGGCTTGTGCCTGCTCCTGTGCTTTAGTAAGGGCTTCGCCTGTTATCGTGGGCGGGCCTGGCAGCGTTGGGGCTGCAAGTGATGTAACAGGCTGAATGCCGCCGCTTTCGTCGCCTGAAACGACGTTTTTCTTTATAATATCAACACTTACAACACTTCCTTTCAGCGCGTCTAACTGACTTTTCAAGCCTTGCACCTCGCTGGAGGCGGGTTTAAATCCTTCGTCAATCAGTTTCTTTATACCGTTTTCAAGGGCTTTGATCGTTGCCACGTCCGCATCGTCGCCAATTGCGCTGGCAATAGATGGAGCATTTGCAACGTCGGAAAGGACTTCGCGTAAAACCTTCCCAGTCTTGCTGACTTCTCCAGAAAAGCCTCTTGTCCTATCGCTTAACTTTCCGGTGGCGGCATCTGCCAATGTGCTTTTTGTGACGAGCCCAACCAACGCATCTCGCTCTGCCGTAAGCGCTGACTTTGCCTCGTTTACGTTCCCAGTGTAACTACTTACCTGCTCGCTTGCAAATCTGGCCGCATTGCCGTTTGATAGCAGGATATTTGCAAAAGTCTGTAACGTGGACGGCTCAGATGTTTTGTTGAGGCTTAGCATCGCCTTTTCAATCTCAACCAACCTGTCCTTTGCCGCCGTTATCTGCGCCACCTTCAGTAATTCCGCGCTATACTTCGCCGTTGCCACTGTAAGCGCATCAACATCCCCCCTGCCAACCTTTATTTGCCCAAAGTATTCAGGAGAAATCCTGTTTAACTCTGTGAGAATCGCCTGTTTTTGCTTTAATGTTGCGCCCTCTGACTTGTATGCGCCAACAAGCGTTTCTACCTCACTCTTCTGCCCCGCTATCGCTTCTGCGCCCTTGCGCTGCACCTCCACCAATGAGGCTTGCGCTTTCTCTGTATCTGAAAGCGTATTTGCATATTTGTCATAGGCAAAATAAAGAGCCGTAACCGCCGCAAGTGCCGCGCCGATCACAGATAACTTCATTGCCGTATTAAGTGCCTGAAAAGACTTTGCTGCGTTCAAAACAGCGCCGCCCAAAAACTTTGCACCGTCAATGATTCCATTAAAAACGGAAATTGATTGTGCGCCCAATAACTTAATTGCGCCAAAAGCCTTTATTAATGGCCCTATTGCAATTGCAAGACCCGCAATCGCAAGAATCGTGGTTTGAACCGTTGGGTTTAGGTTGGAAAACGCCTCTGCGATTGCAAGTACATAACTTGAAAAAGTTTCTATTCCGCCCGTAACATTAAACGCGCTGTTTATCGCAAGGCCCACCTTGGCCGCGCTTTGTTTCAGGCTGTCAAGCGCGTTTCCTATGCTGTTTTTTATACCGCCCTCAACGCGGGGTAGTTCTTCAGCCGCACGGGTGATCTGCAAAACAAACTCTTTGCCGCTTACACCCATTGCGCGAATAGCCTCAACACTTTGCGTGCCAAATGCCTTTTGCATCAACTGCGCAAGGCCGGGCATATTCTCTGAAAGTATTGAAACATCCTCTTGCAAGACCCGCCCCTTGGATGTCATTTGGGCAAATTGGCGGGTAACATTATCAAGTTCCTGCGCACTGCCCCCCGTTGCGGCAATAGCGTTACCCATCTGCACCAACACTTTGCGGGCTTCCTCTGCCTCAAACCCAACGCCTTGTAAGCGTACAGAGCCACGCACGGCCTGTTCTAATCCAAGACCTGGGTTTTTAGCCGCTTCTGTAAGTTTGTTTAATTCGGTAGCCGCCGCCTCTGCTGTGCCAAGTTGTGATTTTAGCGCAAGCGTGAGGCTCTCAATATCACCCGCCGCTTTAATTGCACCAACCCCTGCAAGCCCCAATGGAATAGATAGCGACGTGGTAATATCGTTCCCAATACGAGACATCCTTGCACCGCTTTGGCTCAGGCTCTTTTCGGCAGATTTTAGACCCTTTTGGAGTTCCGCAACCCTTGCGCCTATCTCGATATTTAATTGGGCTACCGTCGCCATTTAATTGTCGCTTGGAAACTGAAAGTTTGCTATCCTGTCGAATGCCTCTTTGTCCACATTTGAGAATTTCGGCGCGTATTCAGCCTCGGTTTCCCAAGGGAATTTTCCGAAGTGTGATATTTGCAACGGCTTTGCAGAGTGAATCAAAGAGGCGTAGTACCCTAATAGCCGCGCTTGCTCCATATCCGCCCGCATCCTGCCGCGAACGGCATTAAACAGGTATCTTGGTTCGGCAAAATCAAATTCATCTTGTGACCAACCTAATCGGCCTGCGCTGATTTCGAGTTCGTCCCAATTCCAGTCGCTTGGGCTTCCCCCGGCTCAACATCGCCCTCCCCGGCCTGTGGCTTTGGTAAAGCGTCCACGATTTTTTGCATGAATGCCGCAACACCTCCTTTATATAGGTCAATCCATATCGCCACATCCAATTCATCGTACTCCTCTACATCCGCAACCTTTTCAGCGCGTTCGCCGACGCGCAAAGCGCAATAGGTGATGTCGCTAATAATTGCAGGGTCTTCACCCGAAGACAATTCCAGCAAAAAGTCGCCCATACTGATACCCTTGCGCTGTTTCAGCAATTTAAAAGCCGCGCTGCCGTACAGTAGCGGCCTATTCTTTTTCCCCAACTCAAAAAACTCTACCATTACAGCGTGAATTTTACAAGCGCACCCGATCCTTGAAAAGAGTATGCGCCCGTTACGTTTTCGTTTTGTCCAGGGCTGGACATTGACCACTCGGTAATGACCGCCGTGCCGCTCCAATGCGTGTCGCCTGTTACGCCTGTTCCATAAATAATAGAAGCCATTGTTTGCGCCACAGTCACATCATAAATGTCTTCGTGGCCCTGCGCGGCATCGTAGGAAAAGAGCAAATCACCGCTCATTGTCCAGTTCGTTTGCCCGTACAAAAATTCCTCCCATTGACCCGAATCTTTGCAGGTGGTTTGGCGTGTTCCGTTGGTCACGCTTAGATCGGCGTTTGTTTGGCAGGTAATGAACGTGCCTGCAAACTTAATCTTCATCAACTTACTGTTTACTACACCCGTAGTTGCCATGATGCTATTTCTTTAAAGTGTTTGTTTTTTGTTTCGCTTCTTTTTCATGGTCTGTTTTAGCGTCCGTCATTACTGCCCCCGCAAAAAAGCGGCTCATTGTTTCGGACGTTTGATCTTCCACAAACCCGGCAGGCGGCATACATCCCACAACGCCATAGGCTTTTTTTCTTGCCATTGTGCCATCTGGAACAGCGCACCCTTCGCCGTCATTGATAAGTGCCTCTACCTCTGGCTGAAACACGTCTATCACGCTGTCCTTACCATATCTTTTGCCGCCGATAATCTTGTCGACAAGTAGTTTTACCTTCATTTTATCGCGTTTTGTTGCTCGAAATTTGCTCCGAGCCGCTTAAATTCGTTTGTCATTATTCCGAGAACCCGGCCTTTGCTTCGCTCCCATGATGCCCGGAAAAAGGCCTTGCCACTCCAATTCTTTGTACCCTGCTCAACCATGTGCATATAATACCCGTCCGTTCTTCGCCCCTGAAAATTGCCCGTAGCCCGTCTTGCCAGTTTCGCCCCTACAAAAACCTTTGATTTTGCCCGGCTGAATTTGAGCACATTGATCGAGCGGCCTAAGTTGCCAGGGAAATATGTCGCCACCACCTTGCCAAGCCCCTTTGGAGCGCGAATCTTCTTTGTCAGTTTGGCCGTGCTGTATCGCTTATGCGGCTTTCTGCTTTTAGGGGCCGCCGCTTCTGCTGCCGATGCCGCATACGCACCACCCAAGGCCGCTACCCTCTGCCTATTGTCATAGAAGACCTTGCCGCACTTTTGCAGTTTCTTTACGGCTTCTTGTATTTCTTGCTCGATTGTCACGATGGTATCATTACAATTTTTAACACCCCCCCAATGCCAGAAACATGGGCATCTGAAGTTCGGTACGGGTCGCCAAATTCAAGACCCGCCTCAACCGCGTCTTCGTCGCTGTCATATTCAGAGAATGAAGCCATCCATTCCCGCGCACGGCGTTTAAAAGTGTCATTCATCGGGTATTCTTACTTGTTTAACCACACCACCCATTCCATACACGTTATTATCTGCCAGCATATACACGTCTTCAAATCCAAGTCCGTCAGCCACCGCGCTTTCGTCGCTGTCATAAACTGGTAAAAGAGCCATCCAAGCCTTGCTTTCGCTCACATAAGGCGTTCCAAATGGAAGTGGTGGAACGTCGCGCTTGTAGCGAACATCGTAAATCGCTTGCCTGACAAACAGGTCGTTTTCTTCATCGAAATCGTCTTTTCGGCTTATGAAGCGTATCGCATCGAAATAATGAACTGCACTGTCGCTTGTTGTAACTCCACCAGCAAATCCATCAATACAAGCCCTTACCGCATTGTCAATCTGTTGAACCTTGTCGTATGTTTTTCCAAAAAATGTAGCGGCAATCTGCACATTATCAACGCCGCTCACCTGTGTCTTTGAGTCATTTGGTTTTGTATCCAGGAGCATTAGCGTCACAGCCGGATACTCCTTTTGTTGGGGCAACACCATCGGATAAACCGAGGTTTGATTGAACAGCATCGCCACAGTGGTAGCGTCGTCCAGGATTATCTTTCTGATTGCCCCTACTGCGTTCATGTTTCATTGTCTCGTTTTTCTGCTTCGACAATCACAAACCTGTTTCTGCCAAGTTTTTGAATGTTGTGGATGTCGTACTCATTTCCTTCATACACAATCCTCATTCTTTCGTCAAGTGTGGGCCAAAAATCCCGGAACGTGAACCTGACAAGCCTAAATGCTACTATTTGCTGCTCCTCGCCGCGCATCCCTTCATCGCTTTGCGCCGTATAATCAACCTTTGCCCAAATGTCTTCAGCCAAAAAACTGGCTGTTTCTACCCATCCGCCCGTTGCGTCTGCCACACGGGAAAACTGCCGGATAGAGATGAGTTGATCCATCTGGCCGACATCTTTGAGCAGTTTTGATAGGTTGGCCATTTAAAGCATCCTTTGGGGCATAAGAAGCGCGTGTGCGCTTCTTTGTCTCGCTGCGTTACCACCGCCAAGCGGTATACCTTCTCTGTTTTCATACAAAAAGGCGATTCGTTGTAGCATTGATTGCATGGTGGTTTTGGGTATCCCTGTCGCTGCCGTTGCACCTGCCACATAAATCACTTTAATTGCATTCGGAACACTTGTGTCGTGACTTGGAAATCCGTTTTTTGCAACTATTCGACAAGGTTCTGTCACCAAATCAGTGCTGTAATTAGCCGTATCCCAAACCACATAAGAACCGCCGCTCAAATAAGAAACGGACGTTACACTTTGAATTGGGGCCACCGAAAGGCGAAGGCCGCACGATTGCCAGCAATCAAAATAATCCTCAATGGTTTGCGTCAATAAAGCCCGTCCTGTGCCTTGCTCCGCCTCCGAAACCGCCGTTTTAACCAGGTCATCAACCAACGTATCCTCAGATGTTACGGACGCGGGTATCTTAAGCCATGTTTTTACATAAGCCGTCGTAAACGGGAATAAAACAGGGGCCGTTGTTACCTTGTACGCCATCTTGTTTGATGTTGCGGCATTACCGCCTTTTCTCTCTTAAAAGCCGAGGTGTCAGTCACCAAAGGCTCGGCATTGCCCGCCATGATAGCAGCCATTGCCTCTTTTTCTGGAAGGTCGTACTCAACGCCCGCCGTTAAATCGCCTTTGGTGACTGTCGCCCGTATTTTCATGCTTACGTTTTCTGCAAAAGCGGTTTGATTGCGTCTTGGATAATCAAATTGCCGTCCAATCGCGTCCAACCCATAAAGCCAACGGTAAAGGAGTTCCAATACACGCTGTCGTTCCGCTCCAGGCTCACGCCTTCGATGCGACGGATCACATACTTGGAGAAATCCCCAAAGTAGATGTGCTTCGTTGCCGCAACCGGAAGACCCGCGCTCAAGTCTGGCAAGTCGTTATTGATGAAAACGGGGTAGTTGAGCAGCATATCAGGCTCACCCGCGATCTTCAAATCGGCGAAAAGGTGTGTGGTGTCCGTGCTGAAATCAAGGGTACGCAAGTAGCCAAGCGTGTTACGGTGCATCATCCAACCAACGTTTGCGCCCTGACTGTAATACTTGTCCACACTATACAAGTGCTTAACAAGCTCCGCCTTCGTGATACCCGTTGCCGATGCGACTGTGGTAGTTCCTGTTGCGGTCACAGCAACCGTCAAGCCATAAGGCTCGCTAGTGCCTGTGCCGTTGGTAAGGACGCTGTTTGCTTTGCGATTGATGCGCTGTGCCAATTGCTCAGCCAAAACGCTTTGCAAAAGCCCCACGCGCTCGTCGTTGATAAGTTCGCGGCCAACTTTTACGATATTTGAATCAATCGTAAAATCAGAGAACAACACGTTGCCAAACGTCAAGTCGGAAACGGTACGCGCTACACCCTGTCCTGAAATTGCGCCATTTACGGCGGTGTCGTCACCAGTAGGCCACTTCAAAGAGCCGCCAATAGTGTCGTTGTAGACGCGGCAAGCCTCAAGCATTCCGCCCTTCCAAATACCCTTCATCTCAAGTTCATTGCTGAATGATTGAGGCACAAGGAATCCGCCAAGGGAGTTCGTGGTAACGATCTGCGTGTTGGTGCCGCGAGTTTCGAGCATACGCATCTCGTCTTCAGGAAGGCGGGCGTATTGAGGGCGAACCATCCACCGCTTAAACACGTCCTCGTAGGACATATCGCGGTTTTCAAAGGCGGGGACGGCTGTTTTCGAGGTATTGGCTTTGCCGCGCTCCTGTTCGGCCTGCAGCGAAATCAATTGCCGCTCGATTTTTTCAGCCTCAACCGCAACCTCAATTTCGGACTGGATACGGGTGCGGTCTTCTGCCGCTTTCACCCACCGCTCGTCTGTGGCAGAAGCCACACCCTGGCGGTGCAGGTCTTGTGAAAAGCGGAGATTAGATTCTAACTCCTGCTGTAGTTCAACCACAGATTTTGTCGTACTCATAGATCATTTTTTTTGCCCTGAAACTTGCCATTTCGAGTTCCAACTCCATAGCCAGCAATTCAGGATTGAAAGTGTTTGTTGTTGTTTCTTCTATTGTTTCGGCGGCATCTGCCACCGTTTCTGCTTCCCTTATTTCTTCTTTTTCAACCACATCAAAAGCCATATCCCTGCTCCGTTTGGCGATTGTGGTATCCGGATTTGCCGGGAAAACCACGGGCGAGGCATCGAAAACCACATCCACGTCGGTTAAAATCCGGTGTTCCTTGCCGTCGCGCATTTCCCACTTGTCGCCCGTCCTGCGCCCCGTATCGTCACGTCGAAGCGTAAAGCCCCACGAACTTTGGGTTATATCGCCTCTTTGCACCGCTACGCGGGCGTTTTGCCCGTTTGGACTGTCTGGCAAATCCACCTCGTACCACATCCCTACGTTATCCACGCCCACACGGGCAGTATTCGCCGATGTGCGGCCAAGGATGTTGTTGGGGTCGTGATTGAGTAAAACCCGAACATCTTGCAGGTTTGCGTTTTGCAGGGCAGTGGAGGAAACTTCCTCTGTGAACCAGCCCATGTCATAGGTGGAGCCAAAGCGAAGGGCATAGCCGCGAAGGGTAGATGTTTGGCTACCTTCATCGCTACGGATTTCCAGACCCGCCGGGGCGAATCTGCGCTCGTATGCCGCCTCAATCACTTCATTTTGCGGACTGTGCTTGCGGTGTTCCATCGTCTTGTTTTTTACCGCCGCTTCCCGGTTCGCCGGGGATTGGCGCGTTTTCTTCTTGTTCTTGCGTTTGCGTTTCCACTTTCCCATCGCTACCAATAATTGCCATGTTTACAGGGATAAGCATTTCGTCAAGCCCTTCGACTTTAGGCAGGTCGCGCAATGCTCTAACCTCATTCCTGCTCATCCATCCGTTTAGTATTGCAGAAGCAAAAAGGGTGCTTTGGCTTACACTGTCGCCCCTGAGTAAGCCCTCGAAATTGTGTCTGAAAAAGTATTTTTCACTCTCCTTTTCGTCGCGGGTGAGCAACTTGATAAGCATCTCTTGTTCTGCCTGCACCGCCCAAGGGCGAAGGCACAGCGTCACAAAGAGCGTGGTCATCATTTCTATGTTATTGAACGTCGCCCGATCCATATTTTGAAGCAGGTGGACGGGTACGCCAAACACGCGGGCAACCTCGTTCACCTGAAAGGAGCGGCTCTCATTGAGCATTGCTTCTTCGGGGTTTAGGCCAATCTTTTTCAAGTCCATGCCCGCATCAAGCACAAGCGTAGAGCCTGACTTTTTGCTACCTGAAACCCCGGCTATCTTCGTTTGTAGTTGCGCGTTTTGCTGCGCTGTCAATTGCCCCGGATAGGTCAAAACTTTATCCACGCTTGCGTTATTCGAGAAAAAGGCGTTCCCGTACTGGTTTGCCCCAATCGCAAAGCCAAGGGTATCTCTGTGCGTTGCTGAAATATCAAGCCCGCGCGAAGTGTCTAGTGAAAAGCCTTTAATGTGCAAGACTTCCTGTGGAAGCAATACTTCCTGGTCCGTCTTTGCGCCGCGCTGCCATTGCCACACATAGCCCACCTTTCCTTCCTCTGTCATCGTTACGGCCACGCTGCCATTCATCAACTCAAATCGGATGGGCCTGCCTATGCCGTTGCGGTGGATACGCGCAAAAGCGTCTCCAAAGCAAGCGCGGGCAAATAATGCGCGGCGGAAGTCGTAGGAAGTGACGTTTGGGGATGGCTCCGTGCGAATAAGGTAGCGCACCGGGTGGCCTTTGGCGGGGGCTGCCCCGTCATCGTTTGTCTGGAATAAATCTAATGGAAGGGATGCCAGCGTTTCGCTGACTTTTCTAACAGCGTCCCATACAGCGGGAACGGAAAGTGCTTTTGCGATTGTAACCGATTGCCCGCCGCTCCAATCATTGGGCTGCCCCCATAAATCAGATGGGCTACAAGTTGCGGGGTTTAGGTCGCGCTGTTCGGGCGTATTAGACAGGCCGCTGCCCATCCATGCTGGTCGTATTGCGCGAAAAACATTCTCCCACATGATGGGTCAAAGTTCCGCAACTTCCGAGCCTAAAAAGGCAATACGAGGTTAACAAATGTTATCCAAAAGTTTGCATAGGATTGTTTTAGTTTGCATCTTTGTGCTGCCAATAGGCAAAGCGTGGTGCAGCGACGCTCAAAAATATTTACTTGCGTTTTAGTCTTTTCGGATGGCTGCACCACCTGAATATGATTAAGGCGCATTTTCATTTTTACATTATGGAAGATAAAATTCTGTGTCAAGTCTATACGACCACTGACTATGAAAAATTCAAAACCCTGGTAGCAAATCGAACTGTCAACAAGCTACACATTAGAAGGATTCGAGATTCAATGCACAAAAAAAGACTAATATGCCCCATTATCGTAAATGAATATTTTGAAATAATAGATGGCCAGCATAGATTTTGCGCATTAAAAGAGGCTGAAATGCCAATTGATTATATTGTCGTAAATGGGTATGGGGTGTATGAGGTGCAGGTTCTTAACTCTAATATGAAAAACTGGTCTAAGGGAGATTATTTAGACGCATTTTGTGAGATGGGGCACCCTACATACATTCTTTTTAAACGCTTCATGTCTCTATATCCCGATTTTTCCATTGGAATTTGTGAAATTCTAGCAAAGGGATCGTTTGTGGTAAAACATAAGAAAGACAGGTCTTTAACATCTAGTAAAACCGGAGCCATTACCGTAAGAACATTTGAAGAAGGCAATCTAATATTCGACGATTTATCAAAATCTTGCGAGCTGGCGGATGCAATAATGGAGTTCAAGGAGGTTCACCCGTTTTTCACAAATTCGATGTTTGTTAGGGCTGTAATCCATATGCTAACTGTTGAGGGGTATGACAATAGTAAAATGGTGTCAAAGATAAAAACGCATGGAGGTGTTCTAAAACAATACAGCAATACACGACAAACGCTTGAGTTTTTAGAGGAGGTTTATAATTTTAAGAACCAAACAAAAATTAGTTTGCGAATGCTTTAATAAAAAAGGCTCACCATAACACGGTGAGCCTTTTTTATTCTCCCCTAAAACACGGCTTTGGCAAAGTTCCGTTTGCCTCTTTTACTCTTGCCGATGCAAAGGATATGTAGTGCGAGAATCTGCGCAACCCGTGCGGCAACTCGCTTTCGACTTGCTCCCACGCATCTTTCACGCTCTTGCCTTCGCTGCATAGTTCGCGCACCCGGCCAAAATACCCGTCGTTCGTCAATAATGCGGCGCGTTTTTCAAAGTCGG